CAAGCTACAGCCTGACAAGTCTGGGAACGATTACAGGGACGGCAAGGGTCTCGATGGCCGACAACGGCACTCAGTTGATGGTGCTGGTGCCTGGCGGTGATGGGTTCATCTACAACCATGTTACTGACACCTTCGCCCAGATCACTGACGCTGACTTCGGTGCGAATGGGAACCCGCAGTTCGTTGTGTTTGTGGACTCCTACTTTGTCTGTACGACCGACACGAAGAAGTTTATTTGTTCTGCTCCCAATGACGGACTGAGCTACAACGCTCTTGACTTTGGAACGGCTGAGTCTGATCCAGATGTGACTGTTGCGCCTATTGTCTTCAAGAACCAGCTATTCATCTCAGGTTCGCAGACCATTGAGGCTTTTCAGAATGTCGGTGGGACTGACTTCCCTTTTCAGCGAACTGGCCTGTTCTTGCAGAAGGGCGTCTATTCTCCATACTCACTGATAAATGCACAGGACACCTTTGTGTTCGTGGGTGGCGGTGAGAACGAGGGTCCGTCTATTTGGGCGCTGTCAGGAAACGACACGGCGAAGATCAGCAGCACTCCCATTGATAACCTTCTCCAAGACCTGACGCTTTCGCAGTTGCAGTCGATCTATTCGTGGGCGTACTCACAGAATGGGGCCTACTTCATTGGGTTCACTCTGCCAACAACGACATTGGTGTTCGACCTGACATCCAAGCGATGGCACGAACGACGATCACTGCTTGATGATGAGCTGAGTCAGTATCGAATCACGGCCATTTGCAAAGCCTACAACCAGATACTGTGCGGCGACTTTATTGACGGCAGGATTGGCAGGATTGATCCTCTGGTCTACACGGAGTATGGCAACACGATCATCCGGCGAGTAGCGACCCAGCCCTTTCAGAATAACCTCAAGGCGATCTTTGTTCCTTCGATTGAGTTGACCGTCGAGTCTGGTGTTGGTAACACTGCTGTAACTGACCCAGTGATTACGATGGACCGAAGCAAGGACGGTAAGACATGGTCTGATGCGCGAACCAGAGCCATTGGCAAGATCGGTGAATACAACCGTCGAGCGATCTGGAGAAAGAACGGCAGGGCGTCACGTTTTGAGATATTCAGATTCACTTTGACTGATGCGGTAAAGCCCGTGATTCTTCAGCTAAATGCTGAGATTATCGGGGGCAGCAAATGAAGACTCCGTTGCTCAATGTTGCACAGCCTATCGTTGATGATTCTGGTAAAATGGCGCAAGCGTTCAGGACTTGGACATTGGATGCCTCTTTGAGCATTCCGATTGTTGGGACAGGTTCTCCAGAAGGCTTGGTATCTGCCAGACAGTTCCAGCTCTACATCGACAGCACAGGAACTACTGGTTCAATTGAATATCGAAAGATGCTTTCTGAGATTGGTGGCGACAGGACGCAGGGATGGATTCTCGTTTAGGTAAAATGCTATCCAGCAGACCAGAGTCTGTCACGATACCTACCAAGGCGAGAGCGTTAGAGATTTTGCAGCATTCCAGCGTATGTGTTCCCTGGGGATTCTACGTTGATGACATTGGCAACATGGACGGCCTTGTACTTCTTGATGACAAAGTTTTGGTGCAGTTGATCCCAAAGGGAAGAAAGCTAGAGATTCACGGCTGCTGCAAGCTGCGAGATCGGGCAAAGATGGGCGAACCGTTTGCCAAGCTCCTAGAATGGATTGCACAGCATGGATGGGCGCAGATTTACACAACGGCTCCAGATGATCGAGTGGCATTGAAACGAATGCTAACCAACTTGGGCTTCAGTCAACACAATGCGAGGTGGATATATCATGGGCATGGACCCAGTAACGATGCAGGCAGGAGCGGCAGCAATAGGACTGGGATCAAATATGCTCAGTCAGCGATCCAACAAAAAGCAAATCAGCAAAGCCAATAGACGCTCTATGGCGATGGCTAACACCAACCTCAACAATCTTCTTCCTGCCTACCAGCAGGCTCAAGACACAATGGTTGGTGGCTACGGCCAGGCTGGGCAGATCAATCAGGAGGCTTTGAATCGAGCCTATCAGATGCAGGGCGCTTCCTTTATGCCTAGAATGCAGGCTTATCAGGGCGGCAACGTGGCGGCTCAGAATGTGAACCTTGCTTCAGTGCCTGCGATGCGTGCGGCGATCCTTGGTGGGCGCATTCCTGAAATGGCCCCTGCTCAGTCTTTACCGATTGACCAAGCGGCTCTTGCTGGACTGATTAACCCACAGGCACAGCAGTTCCCAGCGATGCAGCAATTCCAACCGATGCGACAGTTCCAGAGGTAAGCTATGGCGTACACAGCGCAAGAAGTCGCGGCATACTTAGCGGCCAATCCTCAGTTGAGTCCTGAAGAGATTCTGAGCCTCGCCCAGAGTAATGGGGTCGGGGCTGACGTTCTATTCCAAGCACTGAATGTCGAGGGCGGACAGTATCAGGGGGTGGCCTACGATGATGTCGCTGCGGCCTATCAAGCGGCTCCTGTTCAGCCTGCTGCACAACCGACTGCACAACCTGCTGCACAACCAACTACTCAGGCGACTACTCAGCCTTTGGCTGGAGCAAATCTTCAGCCTTCAGCGGGCGGGCAGACTCAGTACATTCCCGGCCAGATAACCGACCAGCAGTTGATAGACTACTTCGCAGCCAATCCTGGTCGATCTGACAGCGAAAACTTTGCACTGTTGCGGCAGTATCAGGTATCCCCAGAGCAGGTGTCTCGCGCACTTGGGATTCCGCTGGATCAAGCTCAAAACAGATTCAGGGAAGCCAGAGTCAACGCTACTCCTGTCGGCGTGATTGGGTCAGAGGAGGCGCTGGAGAAGGGGCTTGCTGATGCAACTGGAACGCTGAGAGGAGCTGAGACTTCATCGCGCTTTGATATTAATGACGCGCTCCAGAAGATCAATCAGCTTTATGGCGTAAACATTACTGACCTGCAAGCGGCGTCAGATAAAGCAATCAGTGACTTTCAGCCATTCTATACGGGCGGCACAAAAGCATTCGATGTGCAGCAGGCATTGTCTGGGTCATTGGGCGTAGATGCTTTTAATCAGGCAAGACAAGAGTCTCCCTACGAGAAGTTCTTGTTTGACCAAGGCATGAGAGCAAACCTTGCTGGCGCTGCGGCCACTGGTGGACTGGGTGGCGGCAATGTTCAGAAAGAGCTTCAGCGATTCGGACAAGACCTTTCATCACAGGGATTGCAGCAGCAAATAAACAACCTTGAGCTTCTGTCTGGCAGAGGCTTCCAGGCTGCTGGAGCGATGGGCGACATAAGACTGAACACGGCTCAAAACATTGCTGGGCAGCGTGGAGACATGGCGAGCTACCAAGGCCAAGCCGGTGTTGCTTTGTCTAACATTGGTCAGAACACAGGAACGAACATTGCGAATATGCAGTATGGCACCGGACAGGAAATGGCGGCAGGTCGGACAAGGGCTGGAGAACAGTTGTCAGGGCAAATTGAAAGAGCGTCCTTGCAACAATCTCGATTGCTTGGTGATCTTGGTGACTTCCAATTTAACCTGATTGGTGATCAATCCACCAACTTGATCAATATGCAGAACGCAGCGGCAAATCGAGCGGCTCTGAACGCAACTGGCCTAGCTGGTGATATTTCCAGATTGCAGACCGGCTTAGCCGGAGATCAGATGGACGCATACAGCGGGGCCACTAGAATAAACTCTCCTTCGTTCGATTATGAGGAGGCGTTTAACGCTGCGGCTGGTGGAGCTGACTTTTACAACCAATTGGTAAATGCGCCAAGAAAAGGCGGCTATGCCCCAGTGTCTGAGAGTTCGCCTTCGTATCCTAGGTCTGGGCCATACAGGGGCGCAGGAAACTATGCTCCCGCCAACCCTTTTAGCGTCCCAGACTATAGGACCCCCAACTTCAGAAGCGTTGGCCCATAACATCAGGAACATTTCATAATGGCGATCAATTTCGGTGACATACTTGGTGGTCTTGGTGCGGCTTACGGCGGTAGAGCGCAGGAGTACGCTGAAGGCATTAGACAGCGTGAGCAGGGTCTGACTGAACAGAAGCGGGCAGAGCTTGAGGCGCGTCAGCGTGCTATGTATGAGGACGCTGATACTGCTCTTCGTTTCTTGACAGAAAATCCTGAAGACCCGCGCATTACTAGGCAGATGAGAGCGAATAGTGTTATTCAGCTTGCTGAAGATCGGCTCGACGCTCTTTCCAGCTATCCTGATGCCGACCCAAGTGACACACTGCAAATACTCAGGGACGCGCAAGCCATGCGAGATCAAGACGATCCAATGGCTATCAATCGCCTGATGACTACTCTTTTCCCTGCTGCCTCGATCTATCGGCAGAGGTTTGCTCCGCAACAGGAGCAGGAGCGCGGTGTTGTTGTTAATGGAAATGTTGTTAACCCGATGACAGGAGATGTTATCTATGAATCTCCTGTCGCGGAGTCTATGGATGAGTTCAGCCCAGGCATCACCCGCTTCAGAAATGGCGTGGCAATACAATACGGAAGACAGGGAAGCATGAGGGTTGTTGATGAGCAGGGCCGGGTTGTAACAGGTCCAGATGCAGAAGCAGCCATTCAGCGAGGCCAGACATCAGGCATCACCGAGGCGGGACAGATCGCAGCAGAGCAGGTTCAGGGCAGAGGGGCGAGCGAAAGAGCGCAAACAATTATAAATGCAGGCATTGACGCAGCGTCTGCTGTCCCAACAGTAATTGATGCAATTAGCTTGCTTCAGGAAATAAAAACCGGCGGATTTGCTGGCGCGAGCATAAGAGCAAAGAGCTTGTTCGGGATAGAGTCTGGAGATGAGGGAGAGCTTTCCAATCTTCTGTCGGTTAATGTTCTTGAAAGACTTAAGCCCATTTTCGGTGCTGCATTTACGGCGGCTGAGGGAGAAAGGCTTGAAAGAATATCCGCCTCTCCGGGAAGAAGCACAGATACTAATATAAGGCTGCTAAATCGAGAGCTTAGGGTAATGAAAACTGCTTTAGAGAACGCCCTTGATAGAGCCTTGGATGCAGGAGACATGGCTACAGTAACGCAAATAGAAAGCGGGATTGGCCTTCTCAATCAGTTTGAAGGCAGCAGTGCCAATGCGAACCAAAGCACAATGGAGGCTCCTGACAACGCAGACCTCATTAATCGTGCTGACGCTATTGTTAGAGGGGGCGCTAGATAATGGCTGACGTAAACGAATACGCAAAATGGCTTGTGGATAATCAGGACAAGCAGGGGACCGAAGACTACAACACTGTCGCAGAAGCTTACAAGGCTATGCGCGGCAGTTCTCCATCCCCACAGCCGACACGGGCGCAACAATTCCAGCAGCGCATAGAGCAAAGCCCTGTTGCCAGTGCAGCTTACAGCATTCCGGGAACAAGACCGGCGATGGAAATGGCGAACGCTGCTGCTCGCGGCATTACTGGTGCCATTGATTTCGTTATCCCTGGAGCGGTGAATAGTGCTTTGGAGCTGGCTGGCTCTGAGAGACGAATGCCTACGCTTACGAGAACGCTTGAGAATGTCGGCGCTTTGGCTCCTGCTGGCGCGTATATGCAGCCTAGCCTTGGGCAGGAAATAGTTGCTGGAGTTGGCGAGGCGATTCCTGCTGTCATTGGCGGGCAAGGTCTAATCAGAGAGGCATACAAGCGAACGGCTCCTCTTGTCCCTGAAATTGCAGGAGCAGGAAGGCGAGCATTTGGATCACTGGCTAGCACAACGCCAAGACAGGAAGCTGTGGCTGCGGCTGGCGCTGTGACAGGTGGGCAGATTGGTCAGGAGACGGGAATCCCAGGCGCTGAACTTGCCGGATCAATCGTGGGCGGCGGTGCGGCACTTCCTGTGATAAGAGGAATTGACATAGCCTTTACGAATTTGACTGACTTTCGCAATATGGCTCCAAGCCTTACGAAAGTGAGAACCGACATAGCCGCAGAGATGCTGGCTAATTCATTGCGCTCTGCTGGTATGTCTCCCAAAGAGGCTGTTGAGCAATATCGCAAACTTGGGCCCAATGCGCTGCCAGCCGACATAGATCAGGCTTTCAGGGAAGTGCTTAGAGCCTCAATGAATATTGATCCAGGCATCTCTGGTGCGGCCAGAAGGTCGGTCAATGAGCGCCAGGTTGGTTCTGGTAAAAGAATATCAGAGTCTCTGGACATCATAAGCTCAGAAAATGCTGACGATTACATAAACAAACTTGACGAGGTGCTTGGTCCTCAAATCAGATCACTGTATGAGCAGTCTTCCCAGCAGCCTCTTGCCTTATCTGGGCGGCTCAGGACTTTGCTTGAGGGTGACACTTCGCTTGGAAGAGCGTTTCAGCAGGCGCAATCAAGAGTATCTGACAGAGTTGCGCTAGGCGAAACTGCTGGGACATTCGATTACATCGACGAGACGAAAAAGGTTCTTGATGACCAAATAAAAAGTTTAATCAGGGAAGGAAAGGCAAATGCTGCTGGCATCTTGATAAGATTCAAGAATCAGATGGTTGCAGAGGCTGATTCCCAGATACCTGAGTACGCAGATGCCAGAAGGCTGTACGCAGGCAAAAAGGCCATTGAGGATGCTGCTGACTTTGGGAGAGAAATCTTCACCACAAGCAGCCGAGAGGTGGCAAGGCTGGCTGATACGCTAACTACGCAGATGACGGCTCAAGAGCGCAATGCCTACATCCTTGGAGCAAAGGACGCGATCATTGATCGGATTGACAGAACCGGCATGACTCGCAATCAGGTGATGGCCTTGTTCGGAAAGAATGGGGATGCAGCAAAGCTGGCGACACTGTTTGATTCCCCAGAGCAGGCAGCGCAATTTATGAACGCTCTGCGAAGAGAAGCAGAATTTGCAATCACAAGAAATGCTGTTATAGGAAACTCAAGTACAGTGGCGCAGGCGTCTCAGTTGGCGAATCTTGTCGGACCAACTGGAATCAGACGAGCGATAAATCAAGCTGTTCAGTTTGTATCTGGAAACCCTGCTCAACTATCCGGTGAAGTTGCTGGTATAATTGATAACATGAGCCAGAACAAAAACAGCGAGCTATACAAAAGCGCCCTAATCAAAGCTGGTGACATCCTCTTGGCCTCTGGAATGAGCAGTAATCGACTTGAGATATTGCTGAAAAGAGGAAGCGACGATGTATTGAAAGCGGAACTGCGTAAAATCATCGAGCCTTCCTTTGCTGGAAGATCAGCGGCACTGACTGGAATTGCAGCACAGCAGGCAACAAGCGATCAGGAGAATAGATAATGGCAAGGTACGGCGATCTAGGCACACAATACTTTGACGATGCGGGCGATCCCCTAGTAAGTGGAAGAATCTACTTCTACGAGACTGGCACGACTACCCCGAAGACAACCTACGCTGACGTTGACTTCACTATCCCCAATACCAACCCAGTGATCCTGACTGCTGCTGGTAGACAGCCGAACATCTTCTTTGATGGTGTGGCGAAAGCGATCCTAGCTACCTCTACAGGGACGCAGATACTTGTCCGTGACCCTGTTGGCGACACTGCTAATAGTTTCGGTAATCCTTGGATAGCCTCAAAGCGATACACCTCCAACGATGTTGTGCAGGGTTCAGACGGTCAATATTATGTCTCCCTGATTAACGGGAACGTGAACAACAATCCTGTGACCACGACTGGATCGTGGACCTTCTTGTACTCTGTGGAGTGGAGCGCGGGAACGACCTACAAAGAAGGGTCGGTGATTACATATCAGGGTCTTGTTTATCAGTCATTGCAGAATGCAAACCTGAACAAGAATCCGCTGACAGAGACCACCTACTGGACTGCGATCCAGTTGTCTTGGATTTCCACAGTAACCTACGCAATCAATGCGAACGTAGTCGGGACTGACGGTGTTCTGTACACCTCTCTTCAGAATGCCAACACTGGGAACATTCCGGCCAGCTCTCCTGCTTACTGGGTGGGAACATCTGCTGCTGCTGCTGCTAGTGCGAGTGCTGCTGCTGCCAGTGCCAGTGCTGCGTCTACGTCTGCAACGAACGCTGCGACCTCTGCAAGCACTGCCACGACACAGGCAAGCAACGCCTCTGCCTCGGCAAGCTCCGCCTCTACAAGCGCCTCAAACGCCTCTACAAGCGCCTCCAATGCGTCCACAAGCGCCTCCAATGCGGCGACAAGTGCGTCAAGCGCGTTATCAAGCGCAAACTCTGCGACAAGCTCTGCCAGCAGCGCAACGTCATCAGCAAGTTCTGCCTCTACGTCTGCGAGCAATGCCGCTACCAGTGAGACCAATGCTGCTGCGTCTGCCTCTACTGCAAGCACAGCGGCGACCACTGCGACCACAAAGGCAAGCGAGGCTTCTGCCAGTGCCAGTGCTGCGTCTACTTCTGCGAGTAATGCGGCAACTTCAGAGACAAATGCTGGAGCTTCTGCTTCGACTGCAAGTGCTGCTGCATCCACTGCAAGTTCTGCGGCGACAAATGCTTCAGCGTCAGCATCAACGGCAAGCACGAAGGCATCTGAGGCGGTATCAAGCGCAGCGGCAGCGTCATCAAGTGCAGCAGCAGCAGCTAACAGTGCGGCATCAGCGGCAGCTATTACGAACATCTCCAGCGTTCAGGTGTTCACCGATCCTCTCGCCAAAGCCATCCGCGTGGCCCTGCTTGCCTCTGCATCTGTTCGCGCACCACAGGTCTTGGATAACCTCAACCTAGACATGGGCACGAACAACTTCAGCGTGGTGGTACAGAAGCGGATCACGACTACTCGCCCTGCTGCCAATGAGATTCTGTACCACAAGCACGATGGCACCACTGGCGTGATTGTCACCCTGCTGACTACGGGCATTGTGCGGCTGACTCTGAATGGAGCCAACTACGACAGCACTGTGGCTCTGACCTCTGCAGCCAATGTCGAGCCGGTGATTATCATCCCGGTGACGAGAGAAACTACATCTGCTGCTGGCTCGGTGACCTTTGTGGTTGATGGAGTGCAGCTTGGTACGGCGCTGGTTATCAGTGCGCGAGTTGAGGAGATCGTCAACGGAACGTTTGCAACGGATATAGCAAGCTGGACTTTGGCAACAGGCTCTGGCGGCAGTATTGCATGGAGTGCTGGGAGCCTGAGAGTAACCCGATCTGGAGACACGGCAGCTTATCAGGCAGTTGCATTAGCTGCCGGAGAGACTTTGTTTGTTTCTTGCGTTGCAACTTACGTCTCAGGGGCGTCTTCGACCGCAAGTCTAGTGATACGCTCAGGCCCAGAAGTTAACTCAACTGCGCTTGCTACTGCCACAACTGCGGCATCCTCCTCTGGGACTCTGAGGGTTTCATATTATTCTGCTGCTGCTGCGACTGTTTACGTCCACTTGAGAGCAAATGTCGCTTCTGCTGTCTACGACTTCGACACCGTCACCTCTCTCGACACCTACTCCGTAGACAACGCCTCCAACCTCTACCTCCTCGGCACCAGCACCACCACGACTGAAGGCAGCTACTACGATAGCGCGATCTACAACCGGGCGCTGAGTGTGACTGAGTGCCTGGCTTATTGTTTGAGGGGGCCGGAGTTTGCTGATGTAGGAGGTAGTCAGACTGCTATATACACAAGTGATTTCAGTGCAGGAGCAGATAGTTGGACGGCAACAAACTCTACTGGTGATGGAAACATTGATGGTATAGACGGAGAGGATAATTGTTTTCGGATGACCATTTCCACCACGGGAACCGGTCGCAGAATAAACAGAACAATTCCTCAAATAAACGCAGGCAAGGTGGTGCAGATTACCGGCAAAGTTTATTGGCCTGTTGCAAATGCCACCTTTGATTCCTTTACTTTTGCAAACAGTGCTGCGGATAGCATCATTACTCCGGCAGCATTTATTAACAATGGAACAAAAGGCGCTTGGCAGTCGTTTTCTTTTATAGGCGTCTGCACTGCAAACACCTCATCAGTGAGGATTTACGCTGGAAATTCGGCACCAACAACATCCTCGACTACTGATGCCGGGGACATCATGTACCTCAAAGATGTGCAAATAAAGCAGGTGGGCGCAACAGGCCACTGGCCCGCCTTCAACGCCCAGACCAACACTGGTCAGATATTCGACCAAAGCGGCAACAAGAACCATGCTCTCTTGCCAGCATCAGGTGCGACGATTCTTGCCATGCCTCCGGATAGACGCCGACAGGTTCGCTGGACTAACACTTGGGCAGCTACTCAAGAGCTTCAGTATATCGGTGGAGTCAATCAGGCGATCCTTCCTGCTAATGCTTACATTGAGTCAATCGTTGGCACAGTGTCTGGTGCTACTCCTCACGACATCATTATCGGTGACGGCTCTGACACTGACCGATATGTGACCATAACAACAGGTCTGGCTACCGGCACAACGACATTCACTCTCGCAAACAGGGTGACGGATGGAACAAACCTCAAGCTGACGGTCGATCCTGATACTGATGCAACGATGTCAATTGCTTGGGTCATCACCTACACACTCTTGGAGTAATCATGCCAGCCATTCAACTGACAGTATCAACCGGAGAGGCATTGGTTCACCAGGTGGACTTTGTTCTCGACACCATCACAGCGACACTCCCAGACATGGGAGTAAATGTTGTGCCTTTCCTGTGGACCATAGGAACGTCTGAGGCGGATGTTATTGCTGGCCTTGATGCCTACATTGCCGATCCCAGTATTACGGTCCAGACGAACGCTAATGGGCTTATATTCAGCACCGGCTCTGCTACGCACCCGCAGGCAGAGATCACGGGTCAGGACATGGACAGCGACCTGCTGCAATTCAGATGGATCAACGGTCCTTACAGCGGGGACTGTGCTATCAACTTTGTATTCACAACTTCGACCACTGCGGCTGATTTAGAGTCTGCGATAATCTCAATGCTCTAGGAGCCGCGATGAATATTGACGAGCAAACGCTACGCACGATTGTACGTGAAGAAACTCGCCACGCGCTGAAAGAGATCGGCCTCCACGACGACGACGCGGGTACGGATGTGCGTGACCTTCGTTCACTGATTACAGATTGGCGTGGGATCAAGAAAACGATCTGGCAGACCATTGCGCGTGCTGGCACTGTCTTTGTCCTTGGCATACTGGTGCTCGGGGCGTGGTCTAAAATCAACGGCGGGGACGGCAATGATTGATCCTGTCTCAGCCTTCGCTCTTGCGACATCTGCGTACAATGCCATCAAGCGTGGCATTGAGATGGGGCGTGAGATCGAGGACATGGGCGGACAGTTGGGTACATGGTTTGGCGCTGCGGCTGATGTAAAAGCTGCGGAGGAAGAAGCCAAAGACCCGCCCCTTTTCAAAAAGCTGCTGTACAGCGGCAGTGTTGAGCAGGAGGCGATGGCGAACCTGATGCGCCGGAAGAAGATTGAGCAGCAGGAGCGCGAACTGCGCGAGCTGATTGTCTACCGATACGGTGTTGATGCGTACAAAGAAATGCTTCGGGATCGGGCAAAAATCAGCAGTAATCGACGCACTACCGAACAAAATCGAAGGCGCAAGATCAAAAACTTTATTTTAAATGTTGCGGCGGTCGCTGCGATGGCTGTCCTGTTGGCGGCTTTTCTCTGGCTTGTTGCTGGCATTATTGAAAATCTGAGGTAATAAAATGTTAAGTCTAGTATCAAGTTTGCTGGGGTTTGCTTCAGGTGGCTTGCCTAAAGTTCTCGACTTCTTCCAAGACCGCACAGACAAGAAGCACGAACTTGCTTTGATGGCAGCCCAGCAAGAGCGTGAGATTGCCTTAGCTAAAGAGGGATTTATCGCCCAGGCCAAGGTCGAGGAGATTCGGACGGCTCAGGTGGCTCTTCAGACCGAACAGGTCGCCATGCAGACGCAGGCCCAAGAAAAGGTCGCCATGTACAAGCATGACATGAAGATCGGTGAGGGCGCATCTCAATGGGTCATTAACCTGCGAAGCAGCGTTAGACCAGTGGTCACGTACCTCTTTGTTGGCCTGCTGATCGTGGTAGACATTGCTGGTATTTGGTACGCCTACAGCACTGGGGTGGCATTTGCTGACGCGATGGACATGGTGTTCTCAGATGATGAGATGGCTATCCTAGCCGCAATCATTAGTTTCTGGTTTGGCAGTCAGGCTTTCAACAAGAAATGACAATCTCTGAAGCTGGCATCCAGCTAATCAAGAGCTTTGAAGGGTGTCACAGCAGCCCCTATAGGTGTTTTGCAGAGCTTTGGACGATTGGGTATGGCAGAGTACTGTACCCAGACCAAGCTCGCCTCAAAACGCCTGAGAGAGCCTCCTATCCACTTAAACCAGAGCACAATCGAGTGTGGGATGCTGACGAAATTGATGCGCTTCTTGAGGCAGACCTATTACGCTTTTCGGATGGCGTACTTCGACTATGTCCTGCTTCTGCTGATAATGAATCTCACCATGCAGCACTTGTTAGCCTGTCTTTTAATATCGGACTAGGCAACCTCCAGGCTTCTACCCTACGCATGAAATATAACCGTGGAGACATTGAAGGCGCAGCGGATGAGTTCTTGAAGTGGCGCAAGTCTAATGGCGTGGTGCTCAGAGGACTAGAACGTAGGCGTGAGGCTGAAAGAGCTTTGTTCTTGTCATAAAAAAAGCCCCAGTGAAGGGGCTTGCCTGTAGCTATACGCCGGACAAATAAGGGAAAAAACCGGCAGCACAAGGCTAAGTGGCCTATGTCCGTATATCATCCCCGAAATTCTTGTCCTTCTCAATCTTTCTTCTGATAACTGACATTGGCTGCGCGTCCTGGGCATGGACTCCTCTCGGTATTTCCTTGATCTGCCCGCCTTTCTTCAGAAACGCATCAATCTTTGCCTGCACCCAGTCATGTGTGTATGGATCGTTGACTGGCTTGGTGTCGGGGTACAGCTTGTCAATTGTTGGCATCACTCACCTCTATAGAATATGTGGTTGTCAATTCTAGTCGTTATTTCCAGTTCCGCTGCCCACCACGGCCTCACTCTCGTCGCGTGGTAGTGTGTCGCCCCGCCGGTCGGGTCTGGGATAAAGCCACCGGCTGTGAGCATCGTGACCATCAGGGCCTTGGCGTAGGCCCAGTCGTCGTAGACATCTTCGCGCTTGCCGTCACACATAAAGCTGAACTGGCACTCGTTGCGCCGATGCTCGTCTTCGTGCGTCACTCCACAAGCGGTGTCTGGGTACTGCTGCGATGCTGTGCGGTGGTAGATCACCCATGCCACGGCAGCTTGCCCTTCGACGGGCTCGCCACGGGCCTCGAAGTAGATTGCTGACGCTACGCAAAACAGGGCGGAGATCATGGCTTGTCCTCGATGATTGCGCGAAGCCGTCTAGCTGTTTTGCTTTGATGCCCAAGAGCAAGCCACGTTTTGTATTCTTGTTCGCTCATGCTTCTGGTGTCGGCGCTGTTTATCCAGAAATCCAGCGTGTCCTCCAAGGCTTTCAAATCATCAACACTCACAACCCTGTGCGTGTCGGGGATTGCGTAGAGTTCCGTGTCCCGCGCTGGCAATTCCCAATCTTTTAGGCGTCTTGCCCAAATTTCTGAATCGTTGCTTCTCGTTCCTCCGAACAGCGCCACAGGCTTAATGCTCATTCTCCCTTCTCCTTTGCCAGATCACTGGCAGTGGTTTGGCGCACCGCGACAGCTTTCCCGGAAATAACTGCGACCGCATCTTGCATCCTTTCCGCAAGCGGCGTGTGCCTTACTGGAATTGCTGGCTCCCAGTGAATGCCGTCTGGCGATGAAATGCTATCAGTAGACATCAGCGCTTTAAGTGTAATCATTCTCCCTTCTCCTTTGCGGCGGCGAGCATGGCTTTGCAATCTGCGATGGCATTTGTCCACACCAAGGAGCGACTATCGTTTTTTGCTCTCGCATGGCGCAGGCCCGTGTGTGCAGCTTCCGAGATCAATTGCAGCAGCTCCACCGGCACAATCGCCATGCCTTCGGGAACCTGCGGCAGTGCGGGAGTAGCGCGGGCTTGCCATGCGTTCCACGCCCATGTTGTGCCGTGGCTTAGATATTCATCTTGTGCCGTGTTCCACTTGTCCGTCCACAAGCCAGAATCCTTTGCCCATGCCTCAAACTGTTCACGCTCTGTCATTTTCTTGCCTCCATCAGTCGCACTCGCAACTGAATCGCTGTTGTTAGTATCTCATTGCGCCAGTGGCAACAGGCTCTGAGTGCTGCGCCACGGTTCCCTTTTGTCTTGTTTGCTTCAGCTAAACGCTCACGGGCTATTGCGTACTGTGCCCGCGAGACATTAAGCCAACAATGAAGCGTTTTTATTTTCATCAGAACGGCAAGTCGTCGTCAAAGTCAGCTATTGGTGCCGACTGAACTGCGCGACCCTGGCTGGGCTGGCTGGACTCTTGAGGCTTCCCGTCGAGCATTTGCATCTCGTTAATCACGATCTCTGTGGCGTATTGTTTGACTCCATCCTTCTCCCAAGAGCGAGTCTTCAGGCTTCCTTCCAGATACAGCTTGGAGCCTTTTTTAACGTACTGAGCGATGATTTCAGCCAGCTTCCCAAAACAGACACAGCGGTGCCATTCAACGGACTCCTGCTGCTGGCCGCTGTTCTTGTCCTTCCAGCTTTCACTTGTAGCCAGGCTGAAGTTCACAACAGCATTACCGTTGGGCATTACTTTTGACTCTGGGTCTTTTCCTACCGACCCGACCAGAATTACTTTGTTTACTCCGCGCTTCATATAATCTTCCTGTATTCAACTGTTGGTAATGTGGGCTTCTTTCTCTTTTGTGGTTCTCTGTCTTCTTTAACGCAGGCCCAGAAGTCGGATAAAAACTGGAAGCACTCTGTCCAGTATTCTTCGTTCTTCTCGACCTCAAACACTTCAAACCCTGTTGGCGTCCAGCACACGAAGTGCGCCTTCTTCAGTCCTGAGATTTCCATCTGGCCCTGAACCTGGGGCATATAGTGGTCAGGAATCCTCCCGTACAGCTCCATATTAGATGGACACTTTGCCTCTAAAATTAGTGATTCTTGTCCCCTGTAAACTATTCCATCTGGTGTACAGCCCAGCCAGTCATGCTTATCGTGGATCAAGAAACCCTGTCTATTTCTGGAGTAGCTAACAAGGTCTCCGGTTTCGATCTCATATTTAAGGATTGCGTCATTCTCATGGTCCGATCCCCACTGAGTATTGGCATTGCCTTGGAACTTCTCCTCGCGCCCTGTGAGCTGCCTCCAGAGCTTTTGTCTGGAGTCATAGCCTATGCCTATGGCTGATGCGAAGAGGCTCGCAGTGAGCCTCCCATCACGTTCTGGAGAGAGCGTCACTCTAAACGCTCCCGAACCTCTGCAAAGATTTCAGCGTGTGATTCTCTTTGTTCTGGGGTGAGACCTTTCCATACGTCTCTAAGATCGTCGATTGACTCTGAGGAATGAATTTTGAATGTTATGCCTGCATCAGTTGGCAGGACTTTCTTTTCCGGCTGGCTTGTCTGAATCTTGTGTTCTTCGGTATCGGCGTCTTTAGTATCATCAATAGCCAGCAGGCCGTTCAGGGCGTACTTTCTTGCGTAGCTAGACGCAGTGCCTGTGATCTGGCTGGCGTCCATTCCTTTTTTATCCTCAGGCTCTCTTGCGAACGCAGTAGAGCTGGCAATCACAACACCGTCTTTACTAATGGACGCTGTTGCCTTTATGTATATTCTATCCCCGACCATAACGACATCATCGGTCATTGACAGGTGGCATTCGTACTTTGCGAGAACAGGCTTTGCCGCCTCTACTATGTCTTCGCAGCTTCGGTACTTATACTTTCCAAAGCTGTTGTAATTTCCTTTCGGTGCTTTCAGTTCCGATTGAATCAAGTGCATTGTCATTATCTAGTCCTCATTTGTTTAAGATCGTATTCCCGCACCCATGCGCGGTACTTTTGCATTACATGGCCCCTGCTGTAACCGAAGAACACCAGCCCTTCGGTTTTCAGCAAAAACCACTTATCGCCTATCTCTTTAATAGTCATCCTTCATCTTCCTCAGATGGATTTCGACCTGCTCGTAAATGCTGTCAATTGCTTTCTGGGACAGCATATCGCTGACATCCTCTTTGTGAGGATCGTCTGGAGAGTAGATGGATTCAATATCGAATCCAGCATTGATGCCTACATCCGGCTCTGGGCCGTAGGTTTGGAAGTCTACTTCCAGTTCGATTTGGATCACATAGACTCTCATAGGATCACCAAAGCGCCGATCAGCGCAGCCAGGGTCAGCGTTAAAACCATGTAGATTGTTTCTTTTTGTTGGTTGGACATTTGTGTATCCCCTTTCTGTTTGTGTGAAGCAATTACAACATGGGTTATAAATAAAGTAAACACTAATGTTGTACTATTTATAAAAAGATGTATTATGGCATCATCTTAATCAGGAGGCGTTATGGACATCGGTGTAGTTAATAGAGTGATCGAGGCTTACGGCGGATCGAAGAAAGTACAGGAGCGATTCGGGTACACAACCCGCATGACGGTTTACATCTGGCGCAAGCGTGGTTTGCCATCTGCAAAGATAGGCCAGATTCACATGGACACAAAGATACCTATTAAGGTGTTGATGACAGGTGTTAGACAGGCAGAGAAGAAGGCTCCGGCCAAAGATGTCTTCCAAGCGATGGGTCTTGATAGCCCATCATTCCCAAGCATCAGGAAGGACTAGCTATGTCATTCTTAACACCAGAAGAAAGAGAGTTCTTGCGCTCACTGTGGAAAGAAGCGCCTGGCGATTGCTCAGAGTGCGGTGAGCAGATCAGCTCCGCAAGGCAGATTGAGGCTTTCGGCACAGACCTTTGCGACAAGTGCGCGTCTATAGAAAGACAGCATGATAGTTGTAAACACGGTGCAGATTAGTTAGGATTCACGGGTCGATCCGCTACAAAGAAAGACGCCCCCAGTTTGCGAGACCGGAGGCGCTTGGTGGTGAGACAGGTGATGAAGGCACCTGATGAAGAAATTGTACTCATATGGATAAGAGTAGTCAATTCCCGTCAGAAAGTGACAATTTTTGTCACATTGCCATCACTAATTCGCCCGTGACGGGTACACCAACGGCATCGGTCAATTGCGTAGAGTTAGGGAAAAACTGTAAACAAAGTCCAAGGCAATCAATCACGCTCTCTAAGAGGCGGAGTATTAAACAGCGGTAAAAGTGACACTTCGGTGTAGGGCGACCAAGACAAGTCGATAAACTGGCGCTGATAAGTTGATTGATTGCAGACATAGATTAATGATGAAGATTCACAAAGACGGGTAGGGTCACTAACTGCCTCTATATGACAACTATTAACTAGAATAAGGTGAAGCATATGTCAGAAGAACAACTTGATTTAGAAGCAGATGACGAGGGCGTGATTCATATCGGGCTTGAGTCGATTAGCGTTTACTCAAACCCACATGGTGACGTTTGTATTTCTCAATACTGTCAAATTGCGTGCGGACACGTTGTGATTGTTATCCCTGTTCTGTATTGCGATGCAGTGATTAGGGAGATCAAGCGAGCAGCGAAAAATGATTAACATATCCCAGGCTTACACCTACGGAGTCAGCGACGAAGCAGCTCTGGAGTTTATTGAGTGGAGAAGGTCCATCAAGAAGCCTCTCACCCAAAGGGCGTTTGAGAGGGCTTTGAGGGAAGCGTTTCGATGTACTGACCTTGGCATCACGGCAGATCGAGCAATTGAAATCTGCATAGACAAAGGCTGGCAGGGGATCACATACGAGTACGTCAAATCAGAGCTTGGTAGACGCTCTGAGGCCGGTAGAGAGCTGGTCCTAAAACAACCAGAGAGTATGCAGGGCTTTGTGGAAAGAGTAACGGATAGGAACTGGAGTCATTAAATGCCAAGAACAAAAACAGAGTGGCCGAAAAGAATAGACCAGCAGGACGAAGAGATTGTGTTTGAGTTATACGATATTCACGGCATGAAGCCGTCTGTGATAGCAAAGAAGTTTGAGATCGACCCTGATTACCTGTTCGACTGGTTAAGACAACGAATCTACAAATCAAAAAGGGGATAATCATGATTGGCACACAAAACGCGCAAATCCTTAGACATATGCAAACCATTGGCGAGATCACTCCATTGGACGCCCTGAACTACTGCGGATGTCTTAGGCTGGCGGCGAGGATATACGAGATTAAGAACAGTGGCGTCGAGGTTCTGGACAGGTGGATAACTAGCGATGATGGAAAGCGATACAAGGCTTACAGCGTCAAAAAGACCTAGACACTACGCTGCCGACTACATGAATTCCAAGGGCAAGGATGCCCAGACAGAAGCCCTGAAGGGTTGTCCAGTGGAGTGGCAGGAACTGGTTAAACAGCACATAAAGAACACAAGAGAGCTAACAAATGGGCGAGCTAACAAGAACAGTATCAAAAGAAAGTGATCTTCAAGGAGCAATCCAGTGGGTGTATTCAATGGCCTCCAGAGGTCTTCAGGCTGGGGCTGTGGTCATTACTCTGGGAAGAGAGACAAGGACAGAAGAGCAGAACGACAAGCAATGGCCTATGCTTAGAGACATATCAAAGCAGGTCGAGTGGTTTGGTCAAAGGCATAGTCCTGAAGACTGGAAAGATATTCTGTCGGCTGCGTGGAAGGGCCAGAAGCTGGTGCCAGGCGTAGACGGTGGCTTTGTGGCACTGGGCGTAAGAACCTCTAAAATCAGCCCAGCGGAGTTCTCTGAGTACATTGAGGCAATCTATGCCTTCGGCGCTGAACGCTCTGTAATCTGGTCTGAGAAGGCTTTAGAGGCATATGAGAATTATCGGGAGGCAAGATGACACCTGAATGGATTGAGCTTTATCACTCAGTGAATGAGTTGCTCCTACAGCTTGGAGAGGAAGGGTCTATTACCCCAAAGGATGAGGTGGTTGATCGAGTAATGTACGCGCTGTTTGAGATCGACGGCGGAGTACACAACAAGAGGATGGGCCAGTGAAGAAGAAATCAATTGCTGGCTTGCGAGAGGATTGCGCTGTTCTTCTCCAGAAATACGTCAGACTAAAAGCAGCGGATCACAATGGGTACTGTAGTTGTTGGACCTGCGGGAAGTCTGAACACTGGAAAGAGATGCAGGGAGGACACTTTATCGAGAGGGGCAAGACGGCAACAAAGCTAATGGAAGAGAACGTCCATCCCCAGTGCCGGTCATGCAATATGTACGGCATGAAGAAGGCCAGCGTGGTTTTGGCCTACAGATCGGCAATGGTGGACTTCTATGGCGACCAGTTTGTATCTGAATTGGAGATGAAAGCCTCAGAGGTTACAAAGCACACAAGACAGTATTTGGATGACCTGAAGGCCGATCTGAAGGCGAAGATCAAGGAGCTAGAATGAGAATTGAGGGAATGACACAAGAGCAGTCTGATCTCTATAACGAGGGGAAGAAGGCGCACGCTGATGGATTAAGTAAGGACTCTTGTACGGCAGGAATGAGAAAAAAATGCTGGTGGCTGGCGGGCTGGATCGACGCTGACATCGAATCAGGTAAATCAATATGGGGGAACTATGGAAAATCTAATTAACTTGGTTACGCAGTGGGGAATCGACCGGAAGATCATTGGGAATGGGAAACTGGAGACCCAGTGGCTTAAACTAATAAGTGAATTCGGAGAAATGACCGACAGCCTAGCTAAGGCTAAAAGCCCAATAGATGACATTGGCGACCAGATGGTGGTGATGATTATGATGGCCGGCATTGTTGACAAGACACCACAATTCAAAACAGCGGCGAATACCTTCAGGCCGGATGATCTTGATATAATGACTCTGGCGGGGATGCTCTGCACCACCTACGCATCGCTGCGGTATTATGGAAACCAGACTGTGAACAGGTACTGCGATGCCTTGAACCAGTTGGGCGGAATAGCGACGAAGAGCAACAAGACCCTGTACAGCAATCTCACCCTTTACAACTGCCTCGATCACAGCTACCAGCAGATCAAGGACAGAAAGGGCTTTCTCAATGAACATGGCGTATTCGTCAAGGAGGAGTGATGGCTACTCAAAACGACATTACCGGAGATGAGATCAAGTCGAGGGTCTTGTCTAAGCAGGGGAAGGATAACTGGGACAAGATATTTAAGCCAAAGTGTACTTACCCCAAGTGCAAGTGTCCTGTAGACCTCCACCAAGGCGAGATGTGCGTGGAGGGTAGGGGGAAGGTGCCAGCCTATTAAGCTGGCATCACCTTTGATAAAAGTCGATTTCGTTGCCGTTCATTGTCTTGCCGTCACGCCAGGTCAGCCCAATGGTGTAATCGTTTTCGGTGCATACAATGAAGTACTCGCCAGTGGCTTTTTGTGTTCCAGCAACCACTCTGTACCAAGAGTTCTTCCAGAAAACGTCCTTGCCTTGGTCTACTGCTTTCTTGATTTGTTCGAGTGTCATGGTGCTGCTCCTGAGTGCGCCAGCCTATTGAGCTGATACCGCTTCGATTACAATGCGAGTTAGGTCTTCGGTACTGATGCTGACTGGATGCACGAAGATCGAGTCGATCTTGTCGAACCCATCGTCGCCGCCGAAGTAGACGTAGCCTTGGCCGCGCACGACTTCAATGTTCAGTGCGGGGTGGGCGGCCTTGAGGGCTTTGTTGACTGCTGCGAAATTTGCCATGATCTTGCTCCTTGTTGGGTGGCCGTCCGTGGCCGTGGTTGGTTTAAAAATGTATTTGTTCTGTAGTCCAAGCG